GGTGCCGCATCCGGCGCCATAACAGCAATCGGGGGTAACGGTGGAATGGGTGGAGGGACGGGAATCCCGGGAACACCAGGTGGCGGCGCAGCAGCGACCACATGAACCGGTGGGGCAAGTGGGGCTACAATGGGAGCAGGAGGGGCGGGGACCATCAAAGGAAGTGCCTGTGGGCCAGCGGGAACGGGCGCGGCAATAGGTGCCGGCGCCACGACAACCGGCGGCGACGCCGGAGGTGTCCCACCACCTGCAGCAGCACTCTGAAAACCGGGTCCCTTCTTCGCTTTCACCTTCCGGACAACTTTAATGCCAGAAGTGGATGCGCCACCAATGTTTTGCACCACTGGTGTGGGAGTAGGGGTGGTGGCGATTCCCACCCCGGGGGATACGGAGGCCATAACGGCCAAAGCAGTGTCGATAGTTGGTGCACGTATGGCACCTTTTTGTAACCGACGCTGTGCGGAGTCTCTATTCCGCTCCCCTTTGGCTTGAGCGGGGGATTTTGTATCCATCGGTTTCTTGTAGAAAACATTGGTGTGCGCCTCGCGGCGCGCACGTTTGCGTTCATCATTCGCCAACTTCTTATCCCCACTCTTTCCTGTGGCTCCCGCCTTAGAGCCACCCCCTCGTTTGTAATCTTCGGCGGGGGCACCGGAACTTTCGGTGTTCAGCTCAACATCATCAGTGTTGGTTGCCTCGCCATTGTTTCCATTCAATGACGATGCCACAACATGAGAGTTACTAGCCCACACACGCGCAACATGCGCAGTCCACTCAGGACCATCGAAACCTTTGCGTTCGAAAAATCTTACATTCTCCGTAAAATGACCACAATGTACTGGTGGTCTCTTCTTATCCATAGGGAGACAACCGACAATAGGGATTTTCCGAACGCGTCCACGCTCTGACTCTCGCACCGTAGAGTAGTCGCGTACCAACTTAGTGTACTCGTCTAACTTCCCTGGGATCTTGAGGATCGAATTGTTGGGTGGTTTATGATAATACCGGCCAAAATCGCGTACCAACTTATATGGGTTCACACACAAGGTCCCTTCCGCACCAGTAATACTGTCGCGAACTAACCAAGGAAAAACCTTTTCGCTGGTAACGTGGCGTCCAGGAGAATACCTAATCTTGTACCATAAGCACAGATCCGTTAATGGTACTGACGATAATAAACGTACGTCAGCCGAACCAAAATAATTCGAGGACAAAATGGCGAGCGCTCGATTCTCAGTCATGAGAACCCGACGCCCCGCTCCATCACGCTTAGCCAATGACGTGTATGGAGGTGGTATGCGTCGCTCGACAGCGACGTCTTGATTGCTTTTCACTTTTTCACTATAAACAAGAGTCTTCTGTTCTCGTTCATGTCTGGGAGCACCTTTCTTCGCGTTCTGATTAAATGCGCCAGCTCCACGTGCACTATTAGCATTAATGCGATGTGAGCCTAAAGTTTTCTTTCCCATTTGTGTTTAAAGCATGCCACGAAGTGGCGTTTCGCAACTCAAACTGGTTCTCCAGTATAAGTGATTATGTCACTACTCAGGTTCTGTTTTCTATGAAGGTAAAACCCAACGCGTAAGACCGAGCGCAGAAGGGAGTATGAGCCGTTGTGTTATAACAGGCCGCCAGCGCCCATGGCCGACGTAACTGAAATGGAGTTACGTTGGAAAGGGTTGACCACACTAGCACCGCGATTAAACGGTGTTGTGTTGGCGCTGTAGCGACCAATGTCGAAAGGACCAATCTCAATAATGGAAACGGTTGCCGAAGACTGCCCATACGATGAGCCTGCAACACCAGAAGTGATAGGAACGCCGAGATCAACCAAATTAGCCGAAGCACTTTGGAGGCGGTCAAACCCGACGAATATCGTACCACTAGTCAATGGCGTACTTCCTCCAGCGGCGGAGGCGTTTGTGTATGAACCCATCACTGCACTCCCACTACGATACGTGGAGGTGGGATTGTACTGCATCAAAAACGTCTGGGAAATCACGTTGGTAGCACCAGTAGCGGCGTTCGGAATAGTATCCCCACATTTCTGATTGACAATCCAGGAGCGAAAATACCTAGATGTCTCACCGTTGAGAAACGTGACACTATTGTTGGTCGGAAGGTCCGGATTAACATAGTAAGAAAGCGGGCTGTAAGAAGCGCCACCTGGGGATGTGTCCAAATTAAAACCGTAAGGGTACATATCAGGGGAGGCAACAACAACAAGGGGAAGACCAATCCCAGGGGGGACAAAATCTTCACCACCATTGTTGCTATACGCGGCAGTCATGACAACAGTAATGGCATACACTCTACCGGGAGCCATAGCACCACAATTAACCTGCAACAACGATGGGGATGTGTCGTAATCGATCGCAGTATCCATCGCAAACGAATAACCTGCTGCATTGTCAAAAATAGGTTGCAAACCCAGCGGTGAATTGATGGTTGGTATCCCTTGTACGTTGTTAAAGGAAAAACTGCCACGAGCCCAGGTCTTGGGTGTTGTCAAAACTAAACTGGGTGGACCGTCAGGGGACGATAAGGTGGTGCTTCCAGAGATAAACAGCATGTTCGCGGAAGAAGATGCGGTGACAACTGGACCGCGAAAACGCATCCGGTAAGTCACCCATATTTCCCCTAACACGGAATTGGATGGAAATGTTGCGGCGACGCAACTGGCCAGATACACTCGGACAAAGTTCTGCAAGTTCGTATCTGTGGTACCAGCGTTTGAGCTGACAAAATACCACTGGTATGGCTTATTCTTACATTCAATACCGTACATGATGTTCCTATCCAAACGGGACGTTGTGCACATTTCGGTGTTAAACAATTCTTGGCGTGTCGATAGCACTGGTCCAGAGACGTTGTCTTGGGAAGTGACGATGATCTCACCCATAGCGCTATTGGAATTATACGGGGAGGTTGTGCTGACGAATTCGAAAATTAAACCCTCAACGCAATATTCCTCGTAATTAGCAGCAATGTTGGAGAGCCACGGAAACGCGGCTGGATCACCAGGGTTGACGTTGTAGTACGTGGTAAACAAATTTGAGTTAGATGATACAGTCCCGTCGTTAGTGACAGTGCCCGTGACCAAATCACCTATGTACTCCCGATACTCAACGTTCATTTCCGCGTGGTCACCACCAAAACTGTTTTGAGCGGATGGACGACCTTTGATCAATGCATTGACAGCGGTAGTGTCGCCGGCGATTGTGTAATCACCGCGACCGATTAACCGTTGCAATTTTTGACCAAGTAAGGTACGGGCTTTACCGGCAATAAGCATGCCAGCATCACCCCCCATCTTGGATGCTCCAATTTTGGATCCAATAGCTTGTCCAATGGCTTTCCCGACAGCCAATACGTTCGCTTCTCCTTTCTTCGACATTAACGAACGTT